GAGTTGTCCGACATTCAAGACCCCGTAAAGTTTGCTTTTGCGGTAGCGAAACTGGAGAAAGAATTGAAAGTAACCAACCGCAAAGCAGCCCCGCCGCCCGAGAGAATTGTGTCAGGAACTGGCCGAGTATCTGGTGCGGTGGACTCAACCCTTGAACGGCTGAGAGAAGATGCGTCGAGAACTGGCAACATGACTAAAGTCATTGCCTACAAAGCGCAAAAACGATCAGCTTCCAAATAAACATTTAGGAGATTTTCATGAGTAATTCATTCAGCAAGGAAGAGCGCGTTGCCTTTGAGGACATCCTCGAAGGCTTCAACGACGCTCTGGTGCTTTCCCGTAACGTGTCCGTCTACAACACCGACGGCTCGATGATGGAGCGCACCAACAACGTAATCTACCGCCCCCAGCCCTACATCGCTCAGTCCTACGATGGCATGGATCAGACGGGCAATTTCGGCAACTACACCCAGCTTTCCGTTCCGGCTACGCTCGGCTTCCAAAAGTCGGTGCCGTTCATCCTGGACGCGCTTGAACTGCGTGATGCCCTGCAAGAAGGTCGTTTGGGCGAAGCTGCCAAGCAAAAGCTGGCCTCCGACATCAACATCGCCATCATGAACACCGCCGCCAATCTCGGCAGCTTGGTGGTCACTGTCAGCACCGCTGCCGGTGATTACGATGACATCGCCCTGTGCGACAGCATCATGAACGAGCAAGGCGTCCAAGCCTTTGACCGTTACATGGCTCTGTCCAGCCGTGACTACAACGGCATCGCCGGCAACATTGCTGGTGGTGGCGGTGGCGCTTCCGTTTCGCGTAGCTTTGCCGGTAACAAGTCTAACAATGCGTTTGAGCGTTCTTACGTTGGTATGGTCGCAGGCTTTGAGACCTACAAACTGGACTACGCAAACCGCATTGCGGCGGCAACTGGTGCCGATCCGACCATGAGCACCTTGGTTGGCGCAAGCAACTTTTACGTGCCGGTCGCTACCAGCACCGCAACGACTGGTGAGACTGGCAACGTGGACAATCGCTTCCAAACGATTACCGTGTCCAGCACCACCGACCTGCCGGCTGGCACCGCCATCGAAATCGAAGGCGTCGAAGCTGTGCATCACATCACCAAGCAAGGCACTGGATTCTCCAAGACCTTCCGCGTGGTGAGCGTTACGACCGGCACGACTTGCGTTATCACCCCGCCGATCATTTCGGCGCAAGGTGGAACGGATGCCGAACTGCAGTATCAAAACTGCATCGTGACCGCTGCTGCTGGCCGGGCCATCAATCGCCTGAACGTGGATGCTGCGCCGATCAACTGCTTCTGGCAGAAAGATGCGCTTGAAATCCTGCCGGGTCGTTACGCTGTTCCGTCCGATGCTGGCGTCGCAGTAATGCGTGCCTCCACCGACCAGGGCATCGAACTGGTGATGCAGAAGCAATACGATGTGAACACGATGAAAACCAAGTATCGCCTCGATACCCTTTTCGGCGTGGTCAACAAACAGCCTGAGATGTCCGGTATTCTCTTGTTCAATCAAACGCCGTAAGGAGATAAATCATGAGCTTTAACACCATTTTCACCCAAGGCACTGCCGTTGTTACTGTGCCGGCCGGCGAGAAGATCGCCGTTCAAGCCTACTCGCCAGCGAGTGTGTTTCAGGAAGTTGGTTATCCCAACTTTCCTGAATCGCAGGACTTGCTCACCGTAGTCGAGAACACCACCTACGTCTCTGCCGCTTTCACGAATGCCACGAACGTGACCATTCAGGCTGGCGCGTCGGGTGCAACTTACGCGGTCGGCACTGATCCGGTTGTTTCGGATGATGGGAAGTTTCAGCTTCAAGGAACGCCGGGCGTGCTCAACGCTACTGGCGCCCTGACCGCTGCGATGATCCTGTCGGGTATCGTTACCTCCACCACGGCGGCTGCTGTTGCTGGCACGCTGCCGACCGGGGCGGTATTGGACGCTGCCAGTGAGTTTGCAATTGGTGATTCGTTCGACTGGTCTGTAATCGCTACGGGCGCAAATGCCTTCACGGTTACAGCCGCCGCAACGGGTCACACGATTGTCGGCACTGCCGCAGTTGCCACCGTTACCTCTGGCGCATGGCGCACTCGCAAGACTGCTGCCGAAACCTTCGTATCGTATCGGATCGGCTAACCAACCAGAACAGGCCAGCAGAGATGTTGGCCTGTTTTTTAATGGAGAACGATATGCCAATGACCAAAGGTTACTCAAAGAAATCAATCAGCAAGAATATTGCTATGGAAATGAAGGCCGGAAAGCCCCAAAAGCAGGCCGTGGCTATGGCTCTCGGCATGGCAAGCAAGTCGGCAAAAGCCGCTGGCAAGCCAGGTAAAGCACCGATGAAAAAGATGAAATGATTAAATCTGCCGCAATTATCAAGACCAAGGCTCTCGCCCCGTGGAAGGAATTGCGGCTGGAAAAGCGCAGGCTGAAAAAGGCGCAGACCATTGAGCGCAAAGCAATAAAGCAGGTTTGCCCGACGCCTATTGGTAGGCGAGTGCCTAAAGTTGAAGCGCCTGCCGACAATGGCCCGGCAACCCGCAACGAAATGCTGCAACAAGCCGAAGTGATGGGGTTGAAGGTTGACAAACGCTGGTCAGATGCGACACTACTAAAACACATCGAGGAATCGGCATGGGCTACAAAAAACGACAATTCATAAGCGCTGCTTTTGAGGAAATCGGCCTTGCATCTTATGTGTTTGATCTGCAGCCCGAACAGCTTGATTCTGCCCTGCGCCGGCTAGATGCAATGATGGCCGACTGGAACGCCAAAGGCATCCGCCTGGGTTATCCTTTGCCATCCAGCCCACAGGACAGCGACCTTGACGAGGACACGCTCGTTCCTGATTCCGCTTACGAGGCCATTATTTGCAGCCTGGGCATCAGGCTGGCTCCAAGCTACGGCAAGCAAGTGATGATCGAGACCAAGACCACTGCGAAACAGGGCTACGACATCTTGCTGCAGAGGGCCACGTTCCCGCTTGAGAAGCAACTGCCGTCCACGACCCCATCGGGCGCTGGCAACAAGCCGTGGAGAGTTACCGACAACCCCTTTGTGCGGCCACCCTATTTGCCTGTCAACGCTGGCCCTGATGGGCCTATCGAATTCTAATAAGGATCACCATGCCAACGATCAATCAACTGCCAGTCCTGAGCACCATTTCAAGTGGTGATCAGCTTCCCGTCTACTCGCCTAACAACGGCGATGCACGACGCACTTCGATTGGCTCTTTGCTGACGTTTTTCCAGCAGAGCTTTGCATCGCCCACGCTGGCGGTAAACCTTTACGTTCCCGGCTCTGGCTTCAATATCACGGTTCCGACCCCCGTCAGCAACGACCAGTGGATGCTTTTGCAGCCTGCCGGAACGCTTGCCACTGGCACGATCACCTTGCCGCTGAACACTGGCGTGCCTGATGGCACCACGGTGTTGATCACTACGACGCAAGAGATTACTTCCCTGACCATTGCGCTGAATGGTGCATCGGCTATCTTTGGCGGTGTTTCGTTTTTGGGCGCTGGAACTGCTACGGCAATTCGTTTTTACCAGCCGACAAACTCTTGGTATCAGATCAACGCTGATGCAGTTTATGGCGCAAACGTGCAGGCATTTTTGGCTGTGCCATCAAGCGCAAACCTGCGTGCTGCAATGACCGACGAGACCGGCACTGGCCTGTTGGTATTCAACACCAGCCCGACCATTACGACTCCAATAATTACAAATCCAGCGGTCAGCACTGGAACCTTCACCAGCCCTGCATTGGTAACGCCAGCACTGGGAACGGTGACCAGCGGAAACATCAGCGCCTGCACATCGACTAGTATGGTTATGGTTACCCCGCTCCTCGGCACTCCGACCTCTGGCACGCTTACCAATTGCACAGGCTTGCCGCTGGCTACAGGCGTAACTGGTGGCCTTCCGGTTCATCATGGCGGCACTGGCGCATCGTCAACTGGGCAGGCATTGAGTGGCCCCGGCGCCGTCAATATCACCGGCCTTGTTACTGGCTTCACTTCAACGGCAGCAGGCAATGCCCTGACCCTTGCGGATGGCGCACAAGGGCAACTCAAGACCATTATTTATGTCGCAGAGGCGGCAGGCGGTGATACTGGTATTTTGACCCCGACCAACCTCGGCAGTGCAACCACCATCACATTCAACGCTGTTGGTGATGCTGTAACGCTTCAATTTGCTGGCACTGACTGGTGGGTTGTTGGATTACGTGGTGCGGTAGTGGCGTAATGGCTGCTAAGTCCACAGTCAATGCGGCTGGCAACTACACGAAGCCAACCATGCGCAAAGCCTTGTTTCAGAAAATCAAGGCTGGCACAAAGGGCGGTGATCCAGGCGAATGGAGCGCGAGAAAAGCACAACTGCTGGCAGTAGAGTATAAGAAAAAAGGCGGTAATTACAGATGAAAGCCCCGCAGAAAAGCCTGAAGGATTGGTCGCGCCAAGACTGGCGCACCAAGTCGGGCAAGCCTTCGTCCGAGACTGGCGAACGCTACCTGCCGGCCAAGGCCATCAAAGCCATGTCTGCGGCTGAGTATGCAGCAACCACTAGGGCAAAGCGCGAGGCTACGAAGGCAGGCAAGCAATTTGCCAAGCAGCCTAAAAAGATTGCAGCAAAGGTAAAGGCTTACAGATGAAAACCCCCGCTTATGCGCGTAAGGAAGGACAGAACCCAAAAGGCGGTTTAAACGCCAAAGGACGCGCTGCAGCCAAGGCCGAAGGCATGAACCTGAAGCCACCTGTCAAGTCTGGTGACAATCCGCGCAGGGCATCGTTCTTGGCCCGTATGGGTGGCAGTGCTGGCCCTGAATACAAAGGCGGCGAACCAACCCGCCTGCTGTTGAGCTTGAGGGCATGGGGCGCATCGTCCAAGGCTGACGCACAGGAGAAGGCTAGGAAAATATCGGCCCGAAACAAGGCAAAGAAGTAAATGCAAATCCCCATCCTCAACGGCATTTACGCTGACAGCACGCCAGAGCTTCGCACCAGCTACCCCATCAACATGGTGCCGGTGCCGAAAAAGTCCGGTATCAGCAATGGTTTCCTGCGCCCCGGCGATGGCATTGTAGCCAACGGCACAGGCCCAGGCATTGACTGTGGCGGTATCAAC